GCGTGGCGCATTTTCTGAGTTACTTTTCCTTTGAAAAATTTTTCGGAGTGCGTGGGATCCAGAATCGACGGGAACGGCGGGGGGCGATCGCGGGGATCGACGATAGCTCCAGGATCAATAGAAACTGCAGGGGCGCTCGCGGAAATTGGTGATGGCTCGAGGAGGTTTGTGTGGCGAAGAAGCGGGCGGCGAGTCGGAAACCGAAACGGCCAAAAGGGGCGCCTGCTCATTTGTCGGATGAGGCGGCCAGGGAATGGGATGCCATCCGGGTCGAGTATGGAATAGATGACGTGGCTGGACTCCGGCTCCTGACCACGGCATATGAGGCGTTCGATCGGATGCGGGATGCGCAAGCCAGAATCCAGGAGGAAGGGATCACGGGGCCGGATCGGTTTGGGCAGCTCAAGCCGAATCCGGCCTGTGTGATCGAGCGAGACTCACGAGCGGCATTGTCTCAGTTGATTCGGCAGCTCGGAATCGACCAGGAAGAGGAGTAGCGTCGGATGTTAAGGAGATTCCTGCGAATGTTGTGGGGACGGCGGAAACCGGTTGCGGAGCCGGTCGTGATGGAGATGACCGTCCAGCCTTTGAATCTGAATCCTGGTGATGTAGTGGTGGTTCGAACTCCAAGTGGATTGACGTGTGAGCAACACAAGCATTTGCTTGCGACGTTTGGAACCCTCTTCCCAGGGCATCGCATTGTTACCCTTGATCGTGGAGCCGAGCTAACTACGGTTAGGCCCACACTTGCACCAAGTATGAATTGACTGGATGGAGTGTCGCCATGAATCGGAGAGGCTTCTTGGCGTTGCTGGCCGTGCCGTTCCTTGGCCGGTTTCTGCGACGTCGGCACGTACGTGGCCAGGTGCAGGTTGCGAAGGCTGGCTACGTCTTCAACTGGCGGGAGCAAACAACGGATCATCCTGGCATTACTCAGATCCCAATGGGGCGGCACTGTCGGACGTATACCTACGGATGCCGGTATTGGGGGAGAATCTTCGCGCTGAAGACCGGACCTGGGGGCTGGATAGAGGAATACTTGACAGACGCGGACGGACGTATCGTTCGCGACGAGACAGGCACCGCCCCGAAAACGGTGAAACGTACCGGTCTCGACGTGGAATTTATGTGGAACTGCCCAGTGGCATAATGGCAAGGAAGCGGAGGCGAAGGCGAAAGGCGAACGGAGCGGCGGCGGCGTTTGAGACGCTGGCGGTGCAGGATCGCTTCTTGCTGCGCTTCTGGCATCGGTACGCCGTGTTTGTTCCGCTGAAGGGGATCACGCTGCGGACCCGTGAGCAGCTCGACGCAAAGGTCAAGGAGCTCGGCGGGAAGGCGGGCCTGGCTCGGATCTTCAAGCCGGAAGAGGACAAGCAGTCGGCCGAAGAGGTGCAGACGGTCAAGGCTCGGCGGCGGGAGATCAACCGGTGGAAGCTCTATGGGTATATGGCCGATGGTGACGTCGACAAGATCACGCTGGAAGCCGTGCAACATCCGGTCGATCAGTTGGCGATCGATGAGGGGTGCCGATACGACACGGCACGGGCCCTCTTCGCGATCGAATGGATGGAGAGCCACCTGGTTCTCTACGAGGGGGAGTGCGCGGGAGAGCCGTTCATTTGCCGCGATTGGCAGGATGTTGTGAGCCGCCGGCTGTTCGGCTGGGTGATCTGGGACACAGAACGCCAGCGATGGGTCCGACGTTTCAGGAAGGTGATCGTCTTCATCCCGAAGAAGAACAAGAAGAGCCCGACGCTGGCGGCCTGGTCGATCTATGTCGCTTTCGGGGATGGCGAACCGGGCAACCACTCCCACCTTTGCGCAAAGGATGGCACGCAGTCGAGGAAAATCGCCGGACGGCACACGATCGAGATGATCCAGCAGTCTCCGCAGTTGGAGCCGGAATGCAAGATCAATCAGAACGAAATGGAGGTGACTCACTTACCAACGCGGTCGACGATCATCCCTCTGAGCAGCTCAAATACACGAACCACCAAAAGCAAGGAAGGGCTCAACGGTTCGTATTGGGTCGATGAAAGCCACGTGGTCGATTGGGAGTTCATCGACATCATCAAACGTATGGGGATCAGCCGTGCTGAGCCCCTCGGTGCCGACCTGTCGACAGCCGGAAACAACCCCGACGGTTATGGGAAAGATCGCTTCGACTACGGCGAAGCTGTGAATAAGTGCGAGGAAATCCAGGATATCCACACGTGTGCCGCCATCTATGCGGCTCCCCAGAACCTGACGGCTGCGGAGCTTGCTAAAGATCCGGTCAAGTACGGGAAGATGGCCAACCCGGCATGGGGACACACGATCAGCGAAGCGGAGTTCCTGGCAGACTACCGCGAATCAACCAAGTCCGTCGTGGAGTTGCGAAACTTCATGATGTACCGGCTCAACATTTGGCTGAAGACGTCGAGTCCGTGGCTGGAGTCGGACAAGTGGGAAGTATGTGCTTCCCTTTACGTGCCGGCAGATCTGATCCACCGCGTGTGCGGAGCTGCCTGGGATCTCATGCGGTCAAAGGACATGGCGGCTCTGGGGCTCGTCTTCCCTGAAGAGGAGGCGACGGCGCTCGAAGCACGTGCCGACATTCCATACAAGTCGCTCGTCTACTACTGGATGCCGGAGGCGGCGATCGAGCTGTACGTGAAAGAAGTCCCGATGCTTCGGCAGTGGGCGGAAGACGGATGGATTCGGGTGGTTGATGGGGAGACGATCAACTATCAGCAGATCGAGGAAGAGACGGCCGAGATCCTCCGTCAGTTCGAGTGCCAACGTTTTCATTATGACCCGATGTTCGCGACGGCATCCGTGCAGCAACTCGTCAACACGCACGGTTTCAATGAGGAGCTGATTGCCGAGTTTCCGCAGACGCGGAAGTATTATTCGTATCCCATTTCGGTCTTTGAGAAACTCATCATTGAAGGCAAGATGGGACACAACGACAACCCCGTTACCAACTGGCAGGCGGGGCATGTTTGCATCAAGGAGTTCGACGGAAAGAAGTTGTTGACGAAGCCTGACGGGAAAGCCTGGAAGAAGATCGATGGGATTGCGGCGACGGTCATGGGCTTCGATGCCGCGCTTCGACGTGATCCCGATGCTGGACTATCTGTATATGCCAAGTCAGGTGTATTCTACGCCTGCGAAGGCGAGGGCGATGAAAACGAGGATGGCGGAGAGTATGAGCCACTCATGGCGTAGTGTGATTACGAACACGATGGTGATCGGCGGTTGGATGGCGGCTGTTGTCGGGATCGGGCTGTGGTCCGTGGCCGCGGCGATGGTTGTCGGCGGTGTGTCGTTGGCTACTGCCGGCGTGTTGATGGCACGTGAGGAGACGGAGCAATGATCGCGGAAAGACTTGCGAAAATGGCGGCAAAACTGCCGGGACCGCTGGACGACTTCTGGTACCGTCCGGTTGGTCGCGCTTCGGTTGCCGGCGTGCATGTGACTCCTGATAAGGCACTCGGTGTCGGCGCCGTGTTCGCCTGCGTCCGACTTCTCTCCGAGACAGTCGGCTCGTTGCCGGTCTTCGTCTACGAGAAAATCGACGAAGACAACCGAGAGAAGGCGGTAGAACACCCGATCTACGAGCTGATCCATAGGTCACCAAATCCGTGGCAGACGCCCATGGACTTCTACTCGATGGCGGTCACTCACCTTTGCCTGCGCGGCAACTTCTACGCTCGGGTCGACCCCGAGCGGAGCGAAGAACAACCAGCCCAGCTTGTGCCGCTCAACCCTGACCGAATGCAGGTCGAGCAACTCGAAACAGGACGCCTGCTGTACCACTACACGTACCAGGACGGCCGCAAGGAGACCTACAGCCAGGACGATATGCTGCACATTCGCGGGTTCTCGCCAAACGGCGTGACTGGTGTCTCCGTGCTGGAGTACGCGCGCAACGCCGTGGGTCTGACGATCGCACAAGAGACGCATGGGGGAGCCTTGTTTGAGAACGGCGGCTTCTTCAAGTACTACATTCGTACGGCCAAGAAGCTCGGCGATGATGGCCGTGCGAACTTCCGAAAGACTTGGCAGGGTGTGCATGGCGGGCCTGCCAAGGCCTACAACCCGCCGATTTTGGAAGACGACCTGGAGATCAAGACGCTCGGGATGACCCTGGAAGACTCCCAGTGGATCGAATCGAGGAAGTTCCAGGCCGAAGAAGTCTGCCGGTTCTTCGGTGTGCCACCGCACATGATTCACCTGCTCGATCGAGCGACGTTCAATAACATCGAACACATGCAGATCGGCTTCGTGATCTACACGCTCCGGAGCTGGCTCGAACGGATCGAGCAGGCGATCGAAAAGGCTCTGATCGCCTACCCCGAGCAATATTATGTAGAGTTCAACGTAGATGGCCTACTCAGAGGGGATCAGAAGTCGCGTTACGAGGCTTTCCAGATTGCGATTCAACAGGGATTCATGACGCGGAACGAAGTGCGACGGCTGTTGAACCTGAACCCGATCCCGGGTTTGGACGAACCGTTGCAGCCGCTGAACATGGTGCCCGTCGGGACAACCGCAGATCGCGGCGATGCTGCAGCATTCTCGATCAGGCCGCTTGTGGCGGATGCGGCCCAGCGCATCGTGGCGGCCGAGCTGCGGGGGCTCGAATCGCGAGCAACCAAAGCGGCGGAGGATCGAGACCGTTGGAACGCTTGGACGGCCGAGTTTTACGAGAAACACCTGGCGTACGTTCAGCGGACACTGGAACCGCTGGCCGTGGCGATCGGCGCCGACATCCGGCCTATTACGGCAGCCATGAAAGGCGAGTGCGATAAGGCCGTGGCATCGCTGTCCGCTGGCGACGTGCCGACGCGGTTGGCGTGCTGGAGCGAATTCAAGGCGGAATCGCTCTCGCGTGTTCTGGCCGAGCTCTTCAGCGCAGGAGGCACGGCTGCATAGTTTCTCACGAAATGGATGGATTCTGAGGCACTCGGCGGTTAGGTGCTGAGGAGCAAACAAGGCGTTTCGTTACTCGAAGACGAAACCGAAACGAGGGTAAAATCATGTACGAAAGAGTTCTCGCAGAGTTGCAGGGCCACGCGTGGGTTCTGCGCCAGGACAAACTTGAAGCGATGGTGACGATGTTCGCTCATCGCGCGTCGGGCCTGCAAGTTCCGGGCGCCGTGAGTGCGGAGGCTGTGGCTCAAGCCAAGCAGCGATCGCAGCCGCGGCGAGCGATGAGCGTGGCCGTGCTGCCGGTGTTTGGTGTGTTGGCCAATCGAGCCAACCTGCTGAGCGACATTTCCGGGGGAAGTTCGATCGAGCAGCTAAGCGCAGCCTACGACAAGCTCGTGGCAGATGATACGGTGGGGGCAATTGTCCTCGATATCGAATCGCCCGGCGGATCGGCTGCGGGCACGATGGAGTGGGCCGACAAGATCTATCAGGCACGTGGCATCAAGCCGACGATTGCCGTAGCTAACGCAGAATCAGCAAGCGGGAGCTACTGGATCGGCAGTGCTGCCAACGAATTCGTGATCGTGCCGAGTGGGGAGGTTGGATCGGTTGGCGCCTTCGCCGTGCACCTGGACAAGTCCGGCGCCAATGAGGCGATGGGCTTCAAGTACACCTACATCAGCTACGGCGAACACAAAACCGAGGGAAATCCGGATTCGCCGCTGTCTGACACGGCGTTGGAGCACATCCAGGAGCACATCAACACGATCGGCCAAAGATTCGAGAAGGCGGTGGCCAAATATCGTGGTGTGAACGTGGCGACCGTACGGAAGACGTTCGGGCAAGGCCAGATGTTCATGGCTGAGCAGGCCTTGGAACGGAAGATGGTCGACCGAATCGATACGCTCGAGAACACGATTGCGCGATTGGCGGGCACCAAGAAGCAGGGCAAGGGTGTGCGCGTCGCACACGCCAAACGTCGGCTGGAAACCGGCCTCAACAGCACGACTTGACGCCGACAGGCGAAAAGCATATTCTTCCTGCCTGAACGATCGGTAGCACGCTTCGGCGGTTGCCGAGCGAGACAAACCAAACAGATCCAAGCGTTACGCCACGGCGGACGAAGATCAAGCGGCCTGACCACTTCGTAGTTTCAGGCAGTGATTTTCGTTCGCCGTTTTTTTGTTCACCTCCACGCGGTAGCGGGTGTGGAACACGACAAGTGACACACGCAACCTTCTATCGGAGTGGGAGTTATGAACAAACATCTGACACGATTGCAGGACAAGAAGAAGAGTCTGCAAGGGCAAATCGCGAAGCTCATCGAAGCGGCGGAGAACGATGACCGCGACTTCACCGAGGATGAGCAGGCCGCCTACGACGAAGCCAAGACCGAACTGGACAGTGTGAGCACGCGGATCTCGCGACTGGAAAACACGCTGCGCCAGGAGAAGGAACGGGCCGGTACTGGCACCACCGACACGGATGATCTTCCCGGTTCGCCGAACGCCAGCAATGTCAGCAATGCGACGCCGGCATTCGTCGAGGATCCCAACAAGGGGTTCAAAACACCTCGCCAGTTCCTGCTGGGAGTGATGGACGCCAGTCAGCGTGAAGGCCGAACCGAGGATGAGCGGCTGCAATACCTAGCCGCTGCCGGCAGCGATGAGCACGGCACCTACTCCGACGCGCACGGCGCGTTCCTGCTACCTGAAGGGTTCTCGCCCGGTCTCCTCGAAGTGGAACCAGAAGACGATCCGATGGCTGGCCGAACGACGCCGGTGCCGATGGACACGCTTTCGCTTTCCATGCCGTCCCGCGTCGACAAGGATCATTCCACCAGCGTATCCGGTGGGCTCATTGTGACCCGGCGCATGGAGACGCAGACGGGATCTTCGAGTCGGATGACGACGGACAAGGTCAAGCTCGAAGCAGCGAGCCTGTTCGGCTTGGCGTACGCCAGCGAGGAAATCCTCAAGTTCTCGCCGATCTCGTTCGTGGCACTCCTGGAGAGAGGATTCCGACAGCAGTTTCGCTCGCACATGGTTGATGAGCGGCTGAACGGCACTGGCGTCGGGGAGTATCTCGGGGTCATGAATTCGCCAGCGAAGATCGCTGTGGCCAAGGAAACGGGCCAAGCTGCGGACACGATCGTCGGAAAGAACGTGATCAATATGCGGTCGCGCTGTTGGCATTATGGCAGTGCCATCTGGCTGGCCAACCACGACACGTATCCGCAGATGATCCAATTGCACATTGAGAGCCCGAACAACGCCGGCATCATCATGCTCTACAAGCAGTCGATGCAGGAGGATCGCCCGGACACGTTGCTTGGTCGCCCGATCTTCTATACCGAGTATGCGAAGACCGTCGGTGACGAAGGGGACCTGGTGCTCGGCACCTGGTCGGAATACCTCGAATCGACTGTGCAGCCGCTCGAATCGGCCGAATCGATTCACGTACGGTTCCTCAACAACGAGCGGACGTTCAAATTCACGGAAATGAACGCCGGCCAACCGTGGTGGAAATCGCCACTGACACCCAAGAACAGCTCAAACACGATGAGCCCGTTCGTGACGCTCGAACCTCGGGCGTGAGTCTGGCTGATCTGACTGTCTACACCCACATGTGAACCATCCGTCTGGCCTGGCACGGCCTGACGTCTCGACGAGGAGTAATTCATGAGTGACACGATCAAGGCAAAGGTGCTGAGAGCGCCGCGGCCTCACGAGGGTGAAGCCGACTTCTCCGTGGGGGAGACCGTGGAGTTGGCGCCGGAGCAATTCGCGCGTTGGGAACGTCGCGGTGTCGTTGCTCAAGCGGAAGCTGGCGACGAGGAAGCCGACAAGAAGACATCCCGCCGCGGGCGAAAGCCGGCGGACAAGACTGGCGATGAGAAAGCCGGCAAGAAGACCGGAGACGAAGACGCCAAGAAGTAGCCGTCATCACCGCTCGCTGATTGCGACGGTACGGCATGAACCAGTTCATTTCTGATCTTGGAGTGTAGCGATGACAAGTGCGATTGCAACCGAAAAGTTCCGGTCGCGGAACAAGGTCGAAATGTTCGACCATGATCCCGGATCGACGGACCCGACCGTGTGCTCCGGTGGCGGCTGGAAGGACTTACGGGACTATGGCGGGTTCGCCGCCGTGGCCATGGCGAGCCTGCTGGCTGGGAACGGAATCACGAAGATGGAGATCGTGGCATCCGACTCCTCGGATGGCTCGACCAACGTGACCGTGGTGAAGGACTCGGGCACGATCGCCGCCGATGCGGTGGGAGACCAGGTGTCATTGGAGTGCACGGCCGAAGAGTTGGCACAGCTCAGCAGTGACAACTCGATTTCGCCGGGCCTGCGGTATGTGGCCGTCCGTCTGACGCTGGCAAACGCTGGTGACGAAGCCGTGGTGACGTACATCCGACATGCGCCTCGGTTTGCCGAAAGCGGCCTGACACCGGCCACGACGATCGCGGCCTGACCCTCGATCGACGATCGATGATTCCGGCGAGACTGGATCCAGTCTCGCTGGAATCACTGATGCTGCAGACGGAGTAGTTCCCATGCGTTGGAATTTGGTGACTGGGCCGGCTAGTGAGCCGGTGACGCCGGAAGAGGCGGAAGAGCATTGCCTGGCTCAAGGGGCCGGCGATACCGCCTATATCACGGCGCTCGTCACCAAGGCGCGACTGATCGTCGAACACGAGACGGGACGCCAACTGATCACCGCCACGTGGGAGGCGTATCTCGACACCTTTCCCGCGGAGATCGAGATCAAGCAGAAGTGGCCGATTCGGCAGATCAACTCGATTGAGTACGTCGACGCCGCTGGCGACGAACTGACGTTGTCGTCGAGTGGCTACCAGGTTGACTGTGTCAGTGAGAATCGGCCGTGCCGGATCAAGCCGGCTTATGGCATGACCTGGCCGTCGACCAGGTCGGATACCTACAACGCCGTGACGCTGAGCCTGACGGCCGGATACGGCGACGCCGATGATGTGCCGGACAACGCGAAACACGTGATTCTGCTGCTGGTGGCGGAAATGTACGCCGTGCGTGAACCGATCAGCGATCGACGCGTTTCGAAAGTGCCGGCCCGAACGATCGATTCCCTGATGAGCATGTTGGATAGAGGAATCTACGTATGAGTGAGAAGAAAGTCAAAGTGAAGATGCTGGCCGATGCCAGGCCCCGGGGCTGCGCGAAGCTGCTTGAGGGCAAGGAATACGATCTGCCGAAGACGGTGGCCGATCGGCTGATGGGCATCGGCAAGGCCGAACTTGCGAGCCAACCAGTCGCGAAGCCGAGAACCGCGAAGAAACCGAAGGCGGACACGAAGACGGCGGCGAAGTGACCTGGTTGCCTCGCTGATTACGGCGTGGCTCGAGCCACGCGGGTTTCGGCCGTGGCGGCCGAGATCGATGTTTGTGGCGATGAGCGATCGACTCCTGCGGAAACGGAACGATGTTGCTGGCCTCACGACTCACGTCGAAAGTCGATATCGAAGAGCCGACGACTGAGAACACCAGCGGAGAGGTGTCTGAGACGTGGGCTGCGATCGCGACGAACGTGCCGGCTGAAATGATCAACCGTGAGGCGATGACCGCGAAGCAGGCCGGCGGTATCCAGGCGCAGACGTCGCACCTGGTGACGATTCGGTATCGATCGGACCTGACCGTGACGAGCACGTGCCGGCTGAAGCTGGGAACTCGCGTGCTGAACATTCTCGGTCCGCCGCGACGGAAGCCCGAGGCGAGGCCGGTGGAACTGATCATGGAGTGCATGGAGGTGGAGTCATGAGCGAAATGCAGACCGGCGGGTTCGGAATGCAACTTATGGGCGACGCCGAGCTCATCCGCAAGTTCCAGAAGCTGCCAGTGAAGATCCAGAAGAAACACGGCTGGAATGCCATGCTGAAAGCAGGCCGGCGTGTGGCACGAGCAGCAAAGAAGCGGGTGCCGAAAAAGACCGGTCAGCTTAAGAAGAGCCTGGGTGTGAAACGCAAGCTCTACCGCAAGTCGGGCACCATCGTGGCCATCGTCGGGCCGCGTACCGGCCACCGCACGACGGTAAACGGTAAGCCGCATGATCCGGCGAAGATTGCCCACCTCGTGGAGATGGGGCACAGCGGTCCCCACCCGGCCGGTGCCAAGCCCTTCCTGCGGCCGGCCATGGATGAGACAGCCAAGAGCAACGTACAACTCATCGCTTCGGAGTTGGCCAAGGGTTTGACCGAGGAGGCCACGAAGTAATGTCGCTCAAGGCCGCCCTGCACCAATACCTTGCGTCGAAGGAGTCGGTAACGAACCTCGTGCCGGCGGCGCGGATCGTGCGCGGGAAGCGGCCGGCGGGGATGGACTTGCCGATGGTTGCCTACTCCGGTCCCCCCGGAGTTGATGAGGATCATCAAGGCGGGGCCTCGGGCTCTGCGACGACTACGATCACCTTCGATGCGTGGGGGACGAGCGATAGCCAGGTGACCGGAATCGTTGACGCCTTGCGGAATGTGCTGCACTGTCTGGCAAACCAGACCATCGGTACCGGTGATGACGAGACGTTCATTCAAGCAGCTCGCATCGACGGGTATGACGATGACACGGAATGGGCAGTAGACGGCTCCGATGAGCACAACTGCATGCTGCGATTCTATTTGATCGTGACTTACAACCGACCAATTCCAAACTTTACGTAGGAGGCTCTCATGTCTGCCTTTGCAGCACTAGGAATCTCGGTGGCCTTCACCGGTGACGATGGCGGTTCGCTTACGGCGCAACTGCTCGACATCAACAAGGATACCGAAAAGACGGATCAGATCGACACGACCCACCAGCTTACGCTCGATGAGTTTCGCGAGTTCATCTCCGGCCTGACGGACGGCCAGTCGATTGCCCTGCTCTTGCACTTCGACAGCGACAACGTGCGGCCAGGAAATGGCGAGGCCGGTATCCTCGTGATTACGCTGCCGTTCACCGGCATCACGCTGGACACGTTGACCATTTCCTGCAATGTCGAAGAGAAGGGCGACATGGACGCGAAGCTCGGTGCGAAGATGACCGAGAATCTGAAGTTCAAGATCACCGGAAAACCGGTCTGGTCAACTGCAACGTAGACGCGTTACGCGGAGTATGAGTCTTACTGTTTCTGAACCATTGAATGACAGGAAATCATGAGCAAGGACAAAAAAGGATGCGTGCAAAGCGATCGGCCGGAGGATACGGCCGCCGCTCGCGAGGAAGGCCTGACGGCTGAGGACTTCGAGAACGAGTTCGAAGAGTCGGAGACGGTGCCGATGCGACGCTGTCTCACGGCGGATGAGATTCTCAAATCCGAAGATCGCAATCACCTGGACAATTGGGTGCCGACTCCGGAATGGGGTGGCGAAGGCTCTGGAGTCTATCTTCTTACGCCAACCGGTGAAGATCGCGAGTATTTCGAACGCGATCAGAAGGTTGAACGCAAGAGGATGAACAAGAGCAGACGCGTCAAGGAGACGCGGTCAATCAACAACGACAAGCTCAACGAACGGCTGGTGGTGCGGTTTGCCTGCGATCCCGACGGCCGAAGACTGTTCACCCGGAATGACGTGATCGCGTTGCGCAAGAAGGCGTCTGCCCCCGTGACGCGTATCGCGATGGAAGCGGTGCGATTGCTCGGTTGGACGGACGAAGAACTGGAGTTCCTGGAGGGAAACTCCGAGACCGACCAGAGCTGAGGACATACGCACGGCTCGCTCTGGCGTGTGGCGAACCGTCGTTGTCAAGACTGCTGAGGTCGGTTTCGGCGCGTGAGCTCACGTTCTGGCAGGCCTTCGAGGAAGTCGAGGGGCCGATCGGGTACGGGCCGCTGCTGAAGATGGCGGCCTGGCTGGGATGGACGCAATGCGACGGTGAGAAGACAAGCGCCGGGCAGGTACTCGAACTGATCGAGGACTTTCTGGCGGATCCTCACCTTGATTACAGAGATGTTGGCACGCTCTACGAACATGGCGATGAGGACCTCATCGATGATTCTGACGATGGGGCCCTCGACGAAGACGCCGAAGAGGAACGGTTGAAACGGCTCAGCATGAAAATCATGCACTTGTTCAATCACCCGGAACTGAAGAACCTGAAGCGGAAGCAGGACACCGAGGACTGATGGTCATCGGAAAACTCAACGTATTGCTCGGCTTGAACAACGCGCAGTTCCGTAGCGGATTGCAGCAGTCGGGCAACCAGGTGCACACCTTCCGGCGCCAGGTGACCGGGTCGACGTCGGTTCTTTCGAAGCTGTCGACCGTGATCTCGACGGTGACCGTGGCCGCCGCCGCGTTCTTCGCGGTCATGGGCACTGCCAAGCCGGCTGAGGCGTTCAACCAGTCGATGGCCAGCTCGACGGCCATCATGGGGAACCTCTCCCAGGAAATGCGCCAGAGCATGGGGCAGGTGGCTAAGGAGGTGGCCACCGATACCAAGTTCTCGGCGCAGGAGGCGGCCGGCGCCTACTACTACCTTGCCTCCGCCGGCATGGACGCCTCGCAATCGATGGCGGCCTTGCCGCAAGTGGCTCGATTTGCGCAGGCCGGCATGTTCGACCTGGCGACGGCTACCGACCTGGCTACCGATGCGCAAAGTGCGTTGGGGCTTGTCGTTCCAGAAGCCGAGCAGAACCTGGCGAACCTGACCCGGGTGACCGATGTGCTGGTGAAGGCGAACACGCTGGCCAATGCGAGCGTGCAGCAGTTCTCCGAAGGCCTCACGATGAAATCAGGAGCCGCGCTGCGCGCTCTCGGAAAAGACATCGAAGAGGGCGTGGCCGTGCTGGCAGCGTTCGCGGATCAGGGTGTGAAAGGCTCTGAGGCTGGAACGCAGTTCGCCATCGTGCTCCGCGACCTGCAGACGAAAGCGATTCAGAACGCGACCGCCTTTAAGGATGCCAGAGTCAACGTGTTCGACGCGGCTGGCGAGATGCGGAATGTGGCCGATATTGTTGGCGATCTGGAAAGCCGGCTTGATGGTTTGAGCGACAAGGCGCAGAAGTCGACGCTGCTGGATCTTGGTTTCTCGGACAAGAGCGTATCGGCCCTGCAGACACTGCTGGGCACCTCCGACAAGATCCGGGAGTATGAAGCCGAGCTGCGAAACGCTGGCGGCACAACGGCCGAAGTGGCCAATAACCAGCTCCCCACGTTCACCAAGGGATGGGAGAAGGTCAAGACGCTGTTCGAACGGTTGTCGATTGTGATCTTCACACCGGCGCTCGAAACGCTCGGGCACGTGATGTTGGCTTACGCTCCAGTATTTGAGATCTTCGTGAAAGTCTTGGAAGATGCATCGGCCAGTTTAGGACGTTTCTTTGGAGCGATCTACGCGGGGCTCGAGCGAGTTGGGCTTGTGCCGGCAGCAACCGACAAGATAGCCCAGTCGGCAACAGCCGCGACGCCGCAGGTGGGCGCGATGGCCGATGCAACGGCCAGGCTGAACGAGATTGCCGCGGAGACGCCGGCTGCGATGGACACGGCCGCTTCGAGCGTCGACAGGTTCATCAAGTCGATGCGAGATGAGATCCGCTTCGAGGGGTTGGAGGGCCCGACGCTCGAACTTACGAAAATGTGGATCGACGGCGCCTTCAAGATCGGTGAAGAGACGCGACGGCTTGAAGATGCAGCCGGGAATTTTGCTGAGCGTCAGATTCCGGTCATCGATTTCGAGGCGTACAACCGTGCACGCGACGCGCTGAACGATGTGCTCGAAATGCAACGGCAGCAAGAGGAGTTTGCCAAGCGAACCCGTGAACACGAGCAGGCGATGGCGAAAGGGCGGAGCCTGACGCAATCGCTGGAGACCCCGATCGAGGGCTTCAAGCGACGGATTGCGAATGCGAACAGTTTGGTAGAGGTTGGTGCGATCGGATGGGAAACCTATCAGCGTGAGATCGCCGCGGCCAGAGAGGAACTCATTCGCCTGCAGACGCAGGCAAAGGGGCCGGCTCTGCTGGAAGAGGGCACGCAAGAGTTCTACGCGGCAATGGACGAGTGGAAACGGCGGGGTGAGGCGATCAAGGCGATGCCTGACGTTCCAATGCCGGACATGGGACCGGGGCCTGTGTCGCAACAGCCGAAGCTGCCGGACACGCCGCCAGAGCCCGAGCCGGAAGCGATTCGCTTCCGACGTCCGGAGCCGCCGCCAGAGCCCGAGCCGGAAGCGATTCGCTTCCGACGTCCGGAGCCGCCGCCAGAGCCCGAGCCGATGAACCCGGTTGAAATGGTCTATGGGCAACAGGTCAAACAGGAGCCGATGATTCCGGAGCCCCTGCCCAAACAGGAGGCAATGAGCCCCAAGCCCAGCCGGCCAGCGATTCCGCAAGAGCGGATTGTGCAGGTGACTCCGAAGGCGGTAGTAGCCAAAGAGCCGGAGTGGACCCGTTACAAGCGGCCCGAGCCGGTTGAGCCGGAGTGGACACGCTATGAGCGCCCAGAGCCTGAACCGATCCGGCAGCGAGTCGAGATCGACCAAGCCGCCATGCCGAAACCGATCGAGCCGGAACCGATCCGTCGAGGGGTCGTCTTCGACGTGCCGGAGATGCCAAATATCGAATCCCCAGAGCCGGCACAGCGGCGACGTGAGGCCGTCGACGATCGGTCAAGCCGACGGGATTCGCGGCAGTCGGCGGAAGGTGTGCGTGGCCGATCGGCCGAAACAGAGAAGCAGGTCGAGAAGCTGATCGCTAAGGCGGACAGCATGATCGCCGAGCTCAAGACGGTTGCCAGCGAGGCGGGACTCACAACCGACGCTTCAAACCGCACTGCCGCGGCTGTCGAACAGTTGGAAATGCCCGAAACCATGGAGATGTAGCCGTGGCGATCGTGTTCGTGCATGAAGCACTGGTAAGCGGAGAGGGGGAAGCCACCCATGACTCCGGAAACAAGTACGTGCGCGTGTTCGATGTGCTCACGGACAGCTATGACGACAATGCAATCACCGTGGCCAACGCGGTCGATCCGGAGACGAGCTTGGCGATTCCGGCGCCCTACAGCTACTTCACAAAGGGCAATGATACGGATTATGGCTCGATTGTCACGAGGATACGCCCCGAGCGCAGCAGGAGGCTCCCGAAACTGTGGCACGTCACGGTTGAGTACACGGTCATAAGACCCAACACGTCGAACGGCCAATGGCCAGTCGGTACGGTGACGTTCGATGTGACGTTGCGGCTACCTGGGATTCGTATTTGGGGAATCCCTGTTGCTGAGGTGCTCAACGAAGACATCAACGGCGATCCGGTCGTAAACTCTGCCGGCCAACTGTATCAACCGCGGCCGGAAGACATCTACTACCGTAAGGCGGTCGAGATTACCTGGTGGTGTCGCACGTACGACTTCGATGATTGGGATACGTACGAGGACAGCACGAACAATGCTGTCGTGTGGGGATGTGCGGCCGGAACGCTCTTGATGCAGGGGCCTCCCAATGGTGTCCGCAATGTAGACACGATCGGTACGTACTACGAGATGCGTACCGAGATCCACTACGACAAGAAAGGGTGGAAGAAGCGTATCCCCGACATGGGGAGAAAGAAGCTAGTCAATGCGAACCTCACGCCGCCGTCGCCAAGCGATCCGGCAACGGGAGTCATGCCGATCGACGACGAGGCTGGATTGCCGGTGACCGAAGATGTGCCACTCGACGGCAACGGCCAACCACTCGCGCTCGGCCAACCATGGGTAATCGATGAAGTTGCGGTCAAGGCAGAAGTCGATTGGGCGGGGCTCGGATTGCCTGCCTTGAATATCACCTTTAGCTCTGGCGAGGAATAGGAGACACGACAATTAGTACCCGAGGTGTGGTCTTCGGCCCAGAGACGGCAAGGCGGATTGTCGCGAACACCCGACGCGGGGAAGCTCTGCCGCTCGACAGGACGGGCAAGGATGTGCCCTCCGCCACTCTGAATCGGTACTATCGCGAATTCGAACTGACCGAAGAGCTCAGCGGCGGCAAGGGCGCCGAAGCCGACGTGAAGTGGCTTGTATGGAACGACGCCAGCCAGGAGATGGTCGACTCAGGCAAAACAGGCGAAGTATGCGACCACCTCGGTGCAGCTTGGGGAATCAAGGGGGACCGTGGTGAGGCCCGTTTTCTTGGCGGCAAGTGGGTAGTGTCTCGTAACCCTGGTCAGGGCATCTACCCAGGGAGCCTAGCCGGCGATACCACCAGCTCTCCGGCGAACGTCACCATTTCGCTCGGCGGTGAAGACAGCACGGTCTCTTGCACGCTTCGGAAGACGCCTCCGTCCGGGGAGAAGTACGCCAGTGGTACTGGCTGCTACGTAGGGAACTGCCGCGGTGCTTGGGAAATCGTCGCAATGCTCGATTGCCCTGTTGAAGACTAAAGGAACACGCGATGCCCGTCACGGAATTCGGATGGAGCTGTTGCGACGGCATCGAGTTGCCGCCGCCCAACTATTGTGAATGCTGGTGTCCGAATTGCGCGGGCGGTGGTTTCGATGGTTACGATGGCTACGACGGATACGACGGGTACGAAGAAAACGCCACGTGCTGTTACATCCTCCACTACGGCAGCGAGAGGATCGGCCTGTCTCTCAGCGTCATAGAGGACGAGGAGCATGAAGGCGAGTATTCGTGTGCGTGGACGGGGTTTCGGTGCGGCCAGGACGGGAGAGAAGACGTTTCGCTGAGCATCAACGAGGAGTCAGTCGCGCTCACGATAGGCAACACAACATACGAGTCAGACACAGGTGGATCCTGTTGCGGCACCATCCGAGTCGGTGGGCTCACGTTGTACGCAGGCCATCCCGACGTCTGCACCTACTACAAAGGCTGCGCGACAGTCACGTTGAGCAACATCAGTTCCAATTGCACTACGGCCGTCTGTCCAGAAATCAACGGAACCTACCATCTTGTGGGGAACGGCCAGGGCGGGTACATGGGCGGCATGTGCAACGCGGCTCACCCGTATCACACCCTGTTCCTGAAAGAAATCAACGCAGGCGTTTCAAGCGATGGGTCGGCAACGATAGTCCTCTGGGCCTATTACTACCATGAGGGCATTTTGCACAACTATGGCACCGTCACGTACAAGGGCAACGTGACCGATGGCTGTAGCTTCCGCTCCGCAACTGGAACACTCGCCAGCATGTGTAACTGGGGCACCGCATCGATTGGGGCCAGCCCTAGTGCCTGTCCACCGTGCGGAGAATCTCAAACGTGTGTTGACCGTACAGCTACCTGCTCGAACTGCATCGATGATGTCTTTCCGGATTACTACGAGGTAACGGTTCCAGGAGGGTTTAATCCAGGCTGTCTCTGGGACATTGATCAAATGATCTTCAGAAACATTGGATGGCCAGAGACAGAGCCCAGGACGTACCTAGTACCGGCCTCTTGCTCCGGTGGTTCGCTAAGTCCAGGGAACGGAATATGTGATCCGCTCTATGTTAATGTCCAAAACGGCGGAGTCGTATTGCATTGGGATATTCTTGGACCATCCGCAGGAACGTATTGGCTGCATTACGGCTGCGTGGACCCCAGCCAGTTTTGTCCTACACATTGGACGAGCGGGTGCGCCTGGAACTCCGCCGGGTCTTTCGATTGCTACCTATATGGGCAAACCCACACTCTGCCTCTGATTGCTTGGCAGTTGCCCTTTGGCATGTCAGATGCAGACGTTCCTGCGACCGTAACACTGAGGGCGGCATGACTGACATATGTGATTTCGAAGTAACAACCGAACAGGGCGTCTGGGTCTGCAAGAACTGCCGTGTGCTTACGCCTGAAGGCCGGAAGTACACGAACCCACCGACGCGGTCATGCCCTGGTATTGGGAGAGTCCTCGAGGAGGATCAGGCACTGTCCCCTCAGAGGCCGCCGTCCCTTGCACGCCAGGCTTGGAACCTGGCCCGATCGCTGACTGACTTCGTAGTCGACGGCTGCAAGACAGTCACGCAGAAACAGTACGAGGCTCGACTGGAGATCTGCGACGGCTGCGATCACCGCCGCAACAATCGCTGCATGAAATGCGGCTGCCGGCTGTCGCTCAAGGCCCAAGGCCGCGCGTTCACCTGTCCGGAAGGGAAGTGGCCGAGCGTCGAGCGTCCCAGCCAATCAGCACCTGGTGCGATGAAGGTCGTCTTCTTTTCGCATGCTTTGGGCCGTGGCGGTGCCGAACGGTGGCTGGTCGACGTTGCTACTGGACTCTCACGCGAACAGTTCGACGTGACGATCGTGTTGGACAACGGCTACCAGGATCCGGCCTTGATGCGTCGGGCCTCAGCGGTGCGTATCGTACCGCTCACAAAATGGGACGAATCCGAGTCCGTTGACGCAATGGTTTGCTGGAGCCGCATCCCGCCGGAGATCCAGGCAGAACACACGGTTTTCTGCCTGCATGGGGCCGGCCCCTTCGCGAAGAACATGGCCGCGGCGGTCTCCAAGATCCCGGGAGTGCATCTTGCTGCAGTATCGCAGGTGGCGGCGGATGTGATGAAACAGTACGGCCCCGTCGAGGTGATCTACAACGGCTGTCCTTCAGATCGAGCAAAGCAGATCCTCGACCGGAATGAGGTCAGGAGGAAGTACGGCATCTGGCCGGAAGCACTGGTGGTTGGTTTTCTCGGCAGGCTCGCGGCCGTAAAGCGTCCTCATCTGGTTGCCAGAGCGGTCGCGAGGCTAAGGAAACGAGGTCTCAGGGTGCGATCGATGTTTGTCGGCGACTACACGGGCCAGCATCGATCACGTTTCGAGCAGATCCGCCGGCTTGATCCCTATTCCGTCTTCACTGGGCCGCAAGAGAACGTGGGCGACTACCTGGCCGCGATGGACGTGATGATGCTCCCGAGCCAGACAGAGGGCTTCTCGCTGGCCATGATCGAAACATGGATGGCCGGCGTGCCTGTTGTATCAACGCCCGTCGGGGCTGTGCCGGAACTGGAAAACGAACACGGCTCGCTGGTTGTCCGTGTTCCGCTCGAGGCCAATGACGACGTGCTGGCCAATTCCATCCAGTTGGCAACGTCCCAGCGGCACAAGGCCGCCGTGACGTACGCCAAACGCCTGGCCTGCCGAGAGTACACGTTGGCCGCGATGATCCGCCGCTGGGAGAAGTACCTGCATTCGCTATGATCGTCTCACACTCCTACAAGTTCGTCATCGTCGGGCCACCCAAGACCGCCAGCACGACACTCCACCAATGGCTCATTGCGCCGCCCTTCTGTGATCACCATTACCCACCGCCGGCTGAGCGGAAGGGGCAGCACGACGCACCTGAGGGCCTGGACGACTACGCCATGGCCCTCGCCTGGCGAGATCCTCTCGATCGGGAAGTGAGCCTGTGGGCACACTCCCAATCCCCTCGTACACGTGAGGTGGAGAAGACGCCGGAGCTGACGTTTGCCGAATTCGTGATGGACTGGCAGCCGTCGGCAATATGGTTCTACAATCGCCCGCAAGCCTGGTGGGTGCGTCAGATGCCCCGTGTCGATCACGTGATCCGGTTCAACCAGCTCCTGCCCGACGTGAAGGCCTTCCTGCCGATCGCGGCCGCGATCGCCGGCGGGCACTTCCTCCGGCCGATGCCGCGGCTGAACGCGACGCGTCATAAGCCGTGGCGGGAGTACTACACGCCGGCGATCAAACGCGTGGTCCGAGAGCGATTCTCGGAGGATCTTTGGGAGAATTTCAGAGCCGCCCGTCCCACGTGTAGACGCCGGGCCCGTCCTTTGTCGTAGCGTTGATTTCCAGATGTATGACAGCCTGTTCTGTGGGCTGAAACCGGCGGCCCTCTGAATCAACGAATGTGAGCAGGCCGCCCTTCAGCACGTCGCCAGGCCGAACGCGGTGAACGAGATCGCCCTGATACTTGCGGTTAATCGTTATCTGCATATCGATCCAGTCGCGATCGCCGGTGTGCTCGACTACGATGACGCCGATCCCTTTCTCGTACACAATGGCCGACAGAGGCACAGGGAGATTTCTCGACTGGTGAGAAGCGGATACCGCTCGGTTGGGTGTTTGTGGACGGGGAAGCTGTGACACCCACAGTGGAATGGCGACGAGCCCCAAGCAGAGGACGGGAATCGCGAGAAGAACGAGGACGGGAGAACGCTTCCGGCGCCGGCGCTTGCGACGCGTCCGGATGGTCACTTGCGGTGGCTCGACAGGCATTTCGGGGATGCTGCTCATTGTGGAGCTACCCGTTGTCGGCGTCTTCACTCTCTGCGGCTTGCGTTCCCGCTTTCTCGCGTGGCCGGCCGTTTTCTTCTTCCTCCGCTTCCTTCTCGAGATGCTCGAACCAATCAGTCAGCGACCAACTCATCACCCAGAAGCTGATCAGAAGAAGGACAATCGCAAGGATGCCAAGCCCCAGACAGATCCACACGGCCCAGGCCTTGGAAATCAGCCCAAGCGTGACCTGTGCGATCGCTGCAGCGATCGACGTCAGGATCGTCCAGAAGAGAAGTACACTCAAACGCCGAAGTGGAGCGTAATACTTGAGTGACGGCTTCACTTGCCGGAGTCCGCGAATCTGATCGTGATAGTGCTTCTTGCTGTAGATCTCCTTCTGGAGATGAATCACGATGAACGTCTTGGCCGAGAGCAGGAAAGCTGCCAAGGTCAGAAAGCCGCTGAACAGATTGCCGCGCAAGTTCTCCGCATAGAACCTGACGAAATCTGAGATCGCCACCGCGGTCTCGGTTGGGGCGGCGCACGAGAAAAGCACGTCCATTTCCTTACCCCTCGAAGATCCGATTATTGTCTGCTGCCGTGTCCAAAAGAAGATCAAGCACAGGTGAATCCTCAACGCGAGTCACGTCGAGCGCTTCGTTGTTCGTAATCGTGTCATAATCCCACATGCCAAAGATCTCGGGCTTGGGGTTCAAAGGAACGGTATCGCCATGGCCTTGTGAGTCCTTTCCGTGTACCAACCCGGTTGATGCCTCACCGCTCTCGAAGAACGAAGCTATGAGATCCCGCAACTGCCGTACATGCGACCGTTGTGTATTGAAAGTCAAGTGCCGACGTTCCAGGACGACTCTGTCCTTCACAGACGTGAACACGCCCTCATTGACCTTCGGAACGGCGTAGGTCCAAGTGACACTCTTGATCTCTCGAAGCCTTCGGAGCTGCTGAATGATTGTTCCACGCATCATCAGCGGATCCACAGAAAACTGCCCCGACTTGTACGTGCGTCTGATCCGCCTCTCGTCCTTCCTGTGGTGCTTAGCATCGTTCAATTCGGCAAGTTCAGCAAGCTCAATATCGCGTTGGTTGGTGAGGCATCCGTTGTATTGGACCTTGCAGAAATTCCCGAACTGCCGAAGACTACACGAGCCCCGGTACCAGAGATAGAGCCCCCGCCATGTTGCCTTGTTCACGACGAAGAAGTTGAAGTCCATCGGCCTGGCGTTTTCCTCCGACTCGTTGACGACAACCTCAAACCCCTCACCTTTGTCGACCAGCTCACAGTACTTCTTGTGATCCCTGATCGTCAGAAGCAGCCCGACATAGTACTTGTCCCGTTCCTTCAGGTAGATCAGCCGTTTGAAGCCTTTGAACTTGATTTCCGAACCGATCAGAGTTCGGATGAAGGCTGCGAACTGGTCGATCGTCACGGCCCCTTGTTGTTGCCACACGAAACCCTGCGCCTGTGCCTTCATCATTGCTCCCAGATATCGGTTTCACGCTAGTGCCAAGGAGCCTACACCGTACCACACCGATGGGCCGTATGCAATCACCGACGGAAGTGACAATTCCACCTGTCTAAATTGGCGGAAATCCGCATCCTCAACCCCTTCCAAAAACGTGAAGAAATTCCATCTGTGCCTGTTGCAGAAAATGCACGCCTCGCTATCATAGGTGTACTAAGTATAGTGGTTTCTACAACCCATCTCTAAGGGTGCCCGGCCGGACACGATGTCTGCCTCTGATTCGGGCGGTAACCGCTACTCCGTGGCGATGGATGCCGAGTGACGGAGTACCATCAATCGGTGGAGGTTTCACTATGAAAACGTCTCCTACGGCTCCCCCTGCGCTCACTAGACGTCAACGGGCTGTTTTGCAGTTCATCCGCACTCACATCGATCGTGAGGGCTATCCCCCGACCGTTCGGGAGATCGGTGACCACATGCACATTCGCTCGCCAAACGGCATCATGTGCCACCTGAAGGCTCTTGAGAACAGAGGCAAGATCACCCGGACTCACAACTGCTCCCGCGCCATTCGGCTCTGTGAGCCCACCAGAAAGGAAACGAACGTCACTCGTGGATCAATCGAGCGGCGCACGGCTCGCCTGCTCGAATCGATGTCCGTGGTGCAGCTCCGAGGCTTGGTCACCGAAATAGATCGCCGGACGGCGAATCGACTGAAGAAGGCGCTGAAGTAACCTCACCTGGCAGGAGCCAGCCGGTGCCCGCCGCGATGAGTCGTGCCGTCGATCGGGCAGCGTATCTTCTGACTTGAGCAATGGAGACCACACTCCGAGTATCTAACGGAGCGATCTGTCACGATTTCGCTGGCAGGGGGTTTTGCCTGAATCCCTTACCATCCGGTGCCACAAGTGTTGCACTGTTCGCACCGGGTGATAAGTTGGCCGGTAGTATCGCGTCTTTCAGGCCGGCCGCGGGGAACGTCGAGTTCGCACCTCGACGCCCCCACAACCAGCGGCCATCTCAGCAACGGCCGCCAGCGCGACCGGTTGGGTTGGAGAGCATTGCCCCCCAATCCCCAAACACGTACATTGATGGACATAGCCGACCGCCAGCGGCTTCCCCAGGGACCTCCGGAGCGTACGCGCCCCGGTTGGTCGTGGGGTGCGCGTGCGCATCTCACCTCTTCCCTGGGAGAGGCCTGGCGGTGGCCAGCCGGGGTGTTTTTGCGCACCCGCGTCGCAACATGGAAGATCTGTCTCCTCTGAATCTTGTTCGTGACTGCCTCTCTTCCACGCTACCGCACGCGGCACACTATGACAATGTAGTGTGTTTCCTGTATTACAAGGAGTCGCTGCCAGTCTGTTCAGGCTCCGCAACCACCTGCGGTGCAAGCACTTCCGAAACCCCTTATGCCGGGGCGGTGCTTGACGAATCCGCCCAGGCAAGTATGATGGGCGTTTTGAAGTACGTCTTACCAGCGCACGAAAAACGCCGGTCGCGGGCTTACCAGGCCCCCCCGGCTCTACCTTCGCTGCCAATGCACGGATCAGGCCCATGCACGGAAGCTCCAGCAGCTTGTGCTTTATGGCGCATTCTCAGCGCCATTCTTTTTGCGTTCCCGTGGTTCTGCGCTGCGGAGAACCCGCGCGCCTTCTCTCGCCGGCGATGCCAGGAGATGAGCCTATGAGCTGAGTTTTGCCAAGAATGCAGGAAGGCCAATCGTTGCAACCCGATTGGCCTGTGACTGCGAGCTAATCTGTCGCCGGAACACCGTGGAAAGTAGACCGGCAAGCGTGACCTGACTCACAACAAAGGACCGTTCGAAAGCCCCGATTGGCCCTCTGCGTAGATCGTACGCCAATTTACCGGCCAATCCAGGGGTTGTCAAATGAATTTGAGGAAAAATCCCAATGGCCATAGAAGCAATGGATTTGGAAATCGAGGCAATTCGCAACTCTGGTGTTTTCGGGATGGACCCCGCCCATGTGGGGACCGAACTTCACGCCGCGGCCTTTCTGCATTTGGGCCGGCGGTGTGTGATCGAGAACATCCTCGGTGATATGGAAGAAGACGTCGCAATACGCGGGAATCGCTACATTTTCCGGTGGGGCAAGATCGCCCAGTGGGCAGACGACAACTCCGGCCGGAAGGATCGTAAGGAGGGCAAAGCGAAATGAGTCGTCCAACGTCCGCCATGGAAAGCCTGAAAATGACCGCCCCGTTCAAGACTAGTCGCCGGAAGGCGGCTGGGTACATTGTGAAGTGGTCCGACCCGATATCTGGCCGTCGCCGGCAGAAGACACTTGGCACACGTCAGAAGCGACGTGCTTGGGAACTCGCTGCCCAACTGGCCGAAGATATTGAGTCAGGGAGCGTCGTCGGAGGGCTTCCATGGCTAACGTTCTGCAAGCAATACGAGAAGCAGCATCTGAAGAAACGTGCGCCGAAGTCGCTGGAAGGCTGGCATACGGTGAAATGGTTTGTGGAAGAAAAATGCCCTGTTCGGTCAATTCATCAATGCAATGATGTGTGGATAGACCGGTTCCTGGATGCGCTAATTGCCAAGATCGATGCCGAGAAACTGGCCGTGAACACAGAGGCAACCTACATGGCACGCCTCCGAGCTGCATTGTCTTGGGCCTGCAAGAAACGACACCTGAAGCAAATGCCGTACATCGCAGTCGAGTGGGAACGAAAGCCTCGCTCCGATTCAGTGACGCCCAAGCAGTTTCAGGCCATGCTTGAGGCAATCCCGGAAGTCCGGCCTAACGACTGGCGAAACTTCCGCAGAGCTCTCTTGGGGCAATACTACACGGGGCTCCGGATCAGTGAGATCCTTGAGCTCTCGTGGGATCCTGGTGCAGCGAAGCGAGTTGTCGGCGGCGACGACGCGGATCTATCTAACCTCTCCGGGCTGCAGGAAAACCGGCCAGTGATCCGTTTTGAGACGCAGAAGAACGACAAGCGGCAGGTTCGCCCGCTAGTACCCGAGGCGTGGGAAATCATTTCCGATACGCCGGTTCGTAAGGGTTTCGTCTTTCCGATTCAGGGGAAGGACGGCCAAATGTCCGTCAAGCGTTTCGGTGACCGGATCAGGGACATTGCCGAAAAGGCAGGTGTCATCACTGGAACCCGAATTAAACGGCACAAGAAGGATAAGTACGACAAGAAGACCAAGGAGTTGATCCATCGTGCCGGAGACATCGAGGTCGTGCCGTCGCCTGCCACCTCGCATGACATCCGTCGGGCCTTCTTCGACTGGGCCAAGGCCAAGTATGGAAAGAAGATTGCCTCAATCCTCATGCGTCATGCCGACCAGGAAACCACCGAGGACTTCTACAACACCCGAGAAGCGGATGAACTCGCTGGCTTGCTGTGGGGAACGCGATGAGTTGCCAAAGAGCAAAAATTGAACATCGCTGGTGGCGCATCTGGTGGCGCGAGGCCATTTTCCAGATGCGCCTATTGACGTAAAGTAGCGGAGGGCAAGGGACTCGAACCCTCAACCCCGGAACGGGGCACCTCATTTCCAGTGTTCGCCCCCGCCGCATCAGTATCACACAACGCCACACTACGTACACGCCAGTCATGGCGATGACGTAACCTCTTTACCCCAAAGTGGCGCATCGTTGGTGGCGCATCTGGTGGCGCCGCTGTGGCACTCAACGCCGCCGGCTTTCCTCGTTGTGATGCCGTCGCCCCTGCCAGTATCAAAGATCGCCGCGTGAGTCACACACAACGGGCTTTCTCCAGGTGGCGCCCAAGATCCGCCATTTGCCCTGCTATTTTGGTCACCGTTGGAGGAAAACAACGATGACCGAACTCATGATCTCAACCCCAAGAAAGCTCGCAACGTGGAGCGGTCACCGTTCCTCCAACACCGTCGCGAGCTTTTTCTATGCGCCGGCAGTCCAGCGCCGCCGGCGCATCTTAAACCATAGGGAGCCGTGATGAAGATCAGCAGTGTTTTTGGAGCGATGAACATCCGGGCTGAGACGCTCGGGGGCAGACCCCACCGCAAGCGGATCGATTGCGTGGATCTGGAGTACGAAGACGACCAGGCCGAGCCGACCGCCTATCTGTACTTCCTCGACGACGAACGCCGGCTGAGGCTCAACCCGACCAACGCCAGCGTGCTTCAAGAGGCGTTCGGCGATGAGACGGACGACTGGCAGGGAAAGTCGGTCGTGTTGACTTCCGTGGGCCGCGGCGAAATGGCCTGGGTTCGAGTGTCGCCCCTGGTTGAGACCAGACGGCGGCGCCGGCGAGCTCGGAAGTAGCAAGGAGCCAGGGAGCGTGAAGTTCGCAGCAATCATCCTGACCGCGGTTCTGACCATCTTCGTTATCGAGCGGTTGGTTCCGTGGGGAGAGAAGCGATAGACGCGGAGGAAACCATGAGCACGAGACGGCAGAAATCGGAGGTGCAGACCTTCAACGGGTTGAACGCGATCGGCACTCCGGTTCGGTACTGGCGTGGCGTGAAGGGCGACGGCGACGGCCAGGCCGGCAAAACCACCTCGGAGGCCTTCCTGCTTGGAGGCCATACGCCGAGCATCTTCATCGACACTTGCCGCGGAGCCGTGGCCTTGAGTCACGTCGAGGTGTGCCGGAAGGGCGAGGACAGCCCGCTACTGCCGAGCTGCCCGAAGTGCAAGAGGCGGAAAGACGTGTCGGAGGCCGGCGATCGGATGTTCTATTGCCACGACTGCAAGATGCAGTTTGACGACCAGCCGAACGAAGGCGGCGATCACGACGATAAGAACCCGGCCCGCCGGCTCGAGCGTGAAGAGGAACAACGTCAGAGAGGTCGAGGAGCTGGAGTCTCGGCAGATCGGTGATCTGTAACGCGGGTTCGATTCCCGCCCTCTCTGCTTGGAGCAACGTGCCCAACCGAACTACCAACCCTGAGAAGAGGGCCACGGCTACCCGGCCTGCGACGTGTGGGCCGGAAATGGCCCGTCTGGTGAGACGAGACCACTAAGCCACCAGCGGAGCCTCATGGGAACGACGCCATGAAGGATGACGACAACCGGTAATTAGGGGCACGCCCCGCGAAAGCCCAATCGTTTGGTAGGGCCTGTCTGAGGAGCGGAGTCGTGACGGTGGGAGAGACCACAACCCACGGGGATGGCAGGAGTCATGCCGCCGGCGAAGGGCTCATCCCCCGAGCTCGCTCAAGCGGTGCTGGAAGGAGACCGGCCCCCGTGGCCCTTTTGTGATTGAGGAAAGAGATGGCCAAGAAGAAACGCAAGGCAGCGGCTCCCACGAAAACCAAGCCGTTCGTGGTGGTCGGCAAGGCTATCGTCGAGGTGAAGATCGAGGCCAAGTCGGCACGCGAAGCGGCCGCGGAATACAAGCGGCGATTCACGAAGAAGCCGCGTCTGCACGGCGGGAACGTGACGGTCCAGTTGACCGCCGATTCGCCGATCGTGCTGGACGGCGTAACAGGCGAGCGGACTCCGTTCACAGCATCGAAGGTGAAGAAGCGAACCAAGCAGCAATTGTGGAACGCGCTGCCGATGGAGAAACGCGTGGTCTGAAGGAGCCCAAGCCATGATGCAAGACGAGTTGATCATTCCGACCAATGCCGGCAGTCGAATCTGCCTGTGGCGCCCCGAGCCGGACACCTTCCATATCGAAGACATCGCCGCCGGCGTGGCTCGGAAGTTCCGATGGAGTGGTCAATCGGATTTGACCGTGGCCGAGCACAGTGTGAGCGTTTCGAAGCGTCTCACGGGTGTGGAAGCCCAGTGGGGCCTCATGCATGACGCCGCGGAGGCCTTTCTGCCGGACGTGCCACGGCCGCTCAAGAAGCGTCTGCTCGTGCGTGTGCCGGCTGGCCGCCATTCCTTCAAGCTCCACACGTTCGATGTGTTGGAGAGTCGCGTACTGAGGGCGATCAGCATTCGATTTGGCTTGCCGTGGCCGATTCCGCCAGCCGTGACGAAGGCGGACGACATGGAAATGGCTCGCGAAGCAAGAGACCTTTTCGGTGCGCCGGATACCGACGCTTACCCCGAGCCGCTGGGTGTTCCGATAGTCCTTCCCCTGACCGCGGAAGAGTTGTTCCTCCGCCGATTCAATGAGCTTTTTAGGGAGTACGTGGAGTGAGCAGGAAGCAACGAAAAGTCCCGTTCCGGGTGACCGGGCACGGATACGCTGCCGGGTTCGTCGTTCGAACGGCCGCCGCGGCCGTGTCGAAGTTCCGAAAGAAGTTCGATCTGCGTGTGGATCGGAAACACAACGATCCCGTTTGGCATGGGATCCACGTGGCGGCAGTGGGTGAGATCGTCCATTTTCCGAGAGTGCGGTGATATGAAGCGTTTGAGAGCGGCAGATCTGTTTTGCGGCGCCGGCGGGTTCACTACTGGAGCCGTGCAATCCGGGTGCGTTGACGTTGTGCTTGCCGTGAACCATTGGCGCACGGCGATCTACACGCACCAAGAGAACCACCCGGAAACGCGGCATATCTGCGCCAAGATCGATGATATCGATCCGAGGCACGATCGGACGCTTCCCGAATTGGACATGCTGCTCGCTTCGCCTGAGTGTACCCATCACTCGATCGCACGGGGCGGCCGGCCGATCTGCGACCAGAAGAGAGCCACGCCGTGGCACGTAATCATCTGGGCGGAAACCAAGCGGCCGAAGTGGGTGATCGTGGAGAACGTGAGGGAGTTCCGTGACTGGGGGCCGATCGACAACAACGGCCGGCCAATCAAGAGCCAGAAGGGCAAAATCTTCCGGCAGTGGGTCAAGTCGCTTGAATCGCTGGGGTACCAGGTTGACCACCAGGTTCTCAACGCGGCCGACTTCGGAGCGGCCACGAGTAGGCAGCGGCTTTTCATCGTCGCCAGGCGTGGCCGGCGGAAAGCGGATATCCCGTGGCCGGAGATCACCCATCCCAAATCATCGTGGCGGCCGGCACACGAGATCATCGATTGGACGAAGCCGTGCCCCTCGATCTTCGCACGAAAGAGGCCGCTAGCTGACAAGACGCTGAAGCGGATCGAGATCGGCCTGAGGAAGTTCGTTGGCGGTGGGGCGGAGCCGTTCCTGGTGAAGCTCAGAGGCAGTCGGGCGGGAGTCGGAACCGGTGGCACCGTGCACGGAACGGCATCGCCGCTGGGAACCATCACGGCCGGCGGTACTCATCACGGTCTGGCTGTGCCCTTTCAGATGAAGGCGATGGGCCGGTGCCCGGGACTCACCCGGGGAATCACGGAGACCGTGCCGACGATCGTGGCGGCTCGTGAGAACCACGCGATCGTCGTTCCGTTCATCACGCAGTATCACAACGGACCGGACGGACCGAACAGAAACTACAGCGTGGATGCGCCGTTGCTGACGCTCGACACGCAGAACCGGTATGGCGTGGTGGCTCCCTACCTGTTGGCGATCAATCACGGGGGCGTTGACGACCGCTCGCGATCGCCGCGGGAGCCGATCGCCACTCTGACGACCAAAAACGGCCACTCGCTGGTGTTGCCGTTCCTCACCAAATACTACGGCACGGCCGGCGCCCAGCCCGTTGGTGAACCGCTCGACACGATTACCACGCGGGACCGGTTCGGCCTGGCGTGTGCCAGCATGCAATGGAACCGATCGTTCCCGTCGGTTCGGTACCTGCTCAACAGCAACGGCACCGAAGCCGCGCAATCCCTGATCGCGACCATGTTTGAACTCGGCGTAATCGACATCGGCTTTCGAATGTTGGACGTCGACGAATTGGCCGCGGCGCAGGGCTTCCCCAAGGACTACGCCCTTTTTGGCACCAAGGCGGATCGAGTGAGGCAGATCGGTAACTCGGTCTCGCCGCCGGTGGCCAGGGCACTTTGCCAATGCTACGCGGAGGCCGGCTGATGAGTGGAGGACAAACGACATCGGATACGGAACGGAAGATTGCCGACGCGGCCAACGCTCTGCTGGCAGTGCTCACCCTGACTGAGCACGAGCTAACCAAGGCCGATGTGATCGTGGCGATCGGTCACGTGGAGGATTGGCTGTTTGAGATGGGGCACGACGAAAAGAGTGTGCTTGCGGACTGCAACAGATCCAACGTTGAGCGTTTGATCTGCGAACAGTGTGACATTTGAACCAAAGGAGACCATGGATGGGAATGCTTGTACTGGGCGTCAAGGATGGCGACGAAGTGCTAATCGGAAGGGACATCGTCGTGAAGTTCAAGAAGAGCAGCCGCGGCGATGACCGCCTTGGGATCGACGCACCCAGGGAGATTCCGATCGTACGCCAGAAGCTCGTTGACCAGGCCGCCGGTTCGGATGCCGGCGACGGTTCGAGCTAGGAAGGAGGTGCAACGCCTGAAGCCACCGACATCTCAACGTTTTGCCTAGGAAATCCGCGGCGTAGAGCAGTGGACTAGCTCGTCGGGCTCAGTACCCGGAGGTCGTCGGTTCGAATCCGGCCGCCGCAACTTCGACAGCACAGTCACCCCAGGAAAGGCTCTGCCGGTGTCCTTTGTCTCGGCGCCGGCAGAGCCGTAGTAACAAGCGAGGGCCGTCTGATGAGCGACACACCGAAACTTTGCCGGAAGAAGCCGGGTCGGAAGCCGGTGGTTACGGTTCGGATGCCGCGAGAGTTGTTTGATCGGCTGCATTTGGAGGCCGACGAGCATGGGACGAGTGTGAACAAGTGGTGCATCCACAAGCTACGCCAAGAGGCCCCACCGCTGGAGCTCTTCCTGATCCTCTCGCTGAAGTGGTCGCGGGGCCGAGATGAGCTGGTCTGGTATATGCCGAACTCGAGAGGCTACACGGCCAATCTCGACATAGCCGGCCGCTTCACACGTGAGGAAGCCGGGGAGCTCGTCTGCGAAGGAGTGACGTCCGCCGTCGACGTGAATGTGGCATATGACCTGGCCGAGCGAAAGGCTGTCGTGGCGCCCGACGCCAATGAGTTGGAGAAGCTGCTTGCGGAGGGCGGGCTGTGAGCATTCAAGCAACAGACCAAAAGCGGCCGTTGACGGCAGCACAAACGACCGTGATGACGGCGATCTGTGAGCTGCTGTTGGCGCGGCGGTACCCGCCATCAATACGAGAGATCAGCCAGCGGGCAGGCTGCAAGCCGAATGTCATCGGCGATCACCTGCGCCGGATTGAGGAGAAAGGCTGGATCAAACGAGAGCCGCGGCGAGCTCGTGCCCTCATCGTTATCGGTGGGCCGGCTGCCGTGCTCGCCGAAATCGGACCGGAGACAGATCGGATCAAACCGGAATGACTATCGAGATGATTGGAGAATTGTCATGGAGTTAAAGGAACTCACGCTTTCCTCAATGTCGGATCTTAGCCATGGAGCGGTTGGTGTCGCGGTGGACATGCTCATCAAGCAAGCCATCCGAGATTGCATTGACCGGCCCGGTGACAACCGGGGTCGTGTCCTCACTCTCGGTTTGATCTTCAAGCCGACACCACACGTGGACGGGCAGTCGATCACGTGTGAGGGCACGAAAGCCGTGGCCAAAGCCAAGCTGAAGCTGCCAGATTACGAGACAAACGAACTGGACTTCGGCGTTCGGCACAACGGCTCGGCCGTGTTCTCGCCTCACTCGCCGGAAAATCACAAGCAGACATCGTTTATCGAAGACGACGAGTAGCGGCATCGGAGCCTTGCTACCTTCACCACTTCCCCTCGAAAGGACTCTTTCATGATTTCGTCAGAAGCCATTCAGCTCATTCAGAAGACCGCACAGGATGCGGCAATTGCTCAAGTCCTGGACATTGACGATCCGCGGGCACACCACATCAGGCTTGGCAATGAGGTGATTCAGATCGCCAAACCGCCAGCCATTCGAACGCACAAGGCAAGCTCGATTGAAGCGTTCTGCCAAGTTGTGAACAACTTGCCGGCCGACTCTGGTCAATCTCAAACGGCAACAGTGTGGCATGACGGATTCCGCGTCGTCGGGATCTTTGATGATGGTGATCGACGCGACACCGTCAAGTGCGAGCTGACGCCATCGCGGCAGTTGGAGACGCTGCGAAAGGTCGACAGAACTCCGCTCAATCAACGAGAGTTCGTGCGTTGCCTCAAACTCGAGCTTGGAGTTCCTGAGGATTTCGTGGCCCAGTTTCGGAAGTTGCAGTGGTCTCACGGTGAGAACATGACCACCGAGCACAACCGTGGCGCCGACAAACTGGGAGCCTCGATCCGTGCCGAGGTCGATGGAGTCGAAAGCTTGCCCGACAAGTACATGCTCAGGATGCCACTCTACGACACCGATGGGGCCAAGCAGCCCTATGACATTCAGTGCCTCATCGAACTGGATGCCGACCCGAACGCGAGGACCATTACGCTGGCACCTCAGCCAGGGGCCATCCAGGCTGCCCTGGATGCTGCTCAAAAGGACATCGAGAAAGACCTGAATGGCGGCTTGAAAGGCAACGTGCCGGTGTTCTACGGAGCTCCGTGATTCCTGGACATCGACGACAAACCCGCCGAGTTGATTTGGAGAACGTAGTGGCATGGCTGCCAGCATCGAACAGGTTATCAGTTTCGACCCGTCCAGGGATATCGACGCGTATTTGAGCGACAACGCGGCGCCGCTCAAGCGGCGTGGCCTGACACCCGTGTCGATCGAACTGTACGTGATGCTCTGCCGAATGTGTGAGCCAGGCCAAAGCAGGCTCGTGTGCGGCTTTCAGAGTGACCTGGCGGCCGAGCTGAGGCGGAGGGCTCCCAACGTCCGTGGAATGAGCGAAGGGGCCGTGTGCCGTAAGCTCGCCGGCCTGGCGGAAATTGAGCTGATCAAGAAGAGGGGCGGGGGGCCGTGGGGAGATGACCTGGTCATCGACATCCGATCGCCGGAGACGGTGGCCGAGCAGCCGCGGAAGGCTCGCCGGCCACGAGTGGCCGTGACTCCGGACGTCGATCGCCAGGCCAGCCTCTTCCCCCAGGAGCCGACTTCGCTCCGCGTGTTTTCCCCCTCCGAGGAGCCGGACGAACAAGGAACGAAATCACAATCGATTGTGATTTCAGAACCAAAATCACAATCGATTGCGCTATTGGAAGCGCCTAAACCTGCGGAACACACCTCATATACGCGTACGCGCGTGCGGGCGCACGCAGTCGACGACGAAGTCGAAGACGAAGACGAGTCGACAGGGACGAAGGGAGTTCTTTCAAGAGAAGTGCTGGAAATGGCACGCCAGCCGGTCGCGGAAGAGGAGGCCGCGGAGGCCGGCCAGGCCCTCCGCGACATCGAACGGAAGTGGAGGCAAGTCGGGCTCGAACCGGCCGGCGATCGCGACCAGCTTGCCGAAGATCGATCGATCATCCGACGATCGTACGTGTTGTTTCGGCGTGGCCTGATACCGGAAGAGGCGTGGGCCGAAGCGGTCGGCAATCCGATCGACCGGCGCCGACAAGGCCGACGAGTCAAGAAGCCTGCTGCCCAGTTCACGAGACGGATGTTCCAGGTCCCGCACTTCGCCAAGCTGCTCGGAGCCGTTCGGGAACGACTGCCAAGGAGCGATCCCACGGCGGCCGAGCAATCGCGACCGATGACGCGTGAGGAATTTCGAGCCGCGGCGCCGGCTTGGACCAAACTACCGAAGGATGACGAGTGATGGGCAAGATGACGAAAATCGAATGGTGCGACTCGACGCTCAACATTCTGGTTGGATGCGCCGGGTGCGAGCTGTTTCCGAATATCTGCTATGCCGCGGAGTTGGTGGGCAGGTACGCCGGTCAGAAGGGCTGGCCGGCGGACTTCAACAAGCCGGAGCTATTCCTCGAGCGGCTCGACGGTGCGCTGAAATGGCCGGATCTGACCGGCACGACGCGACCGTTCAAGCCCTGGCTCAATGGCCGGCCGCGGATGATCTTCCTGAACGACATGGGAGACGCGTTCTCGCCCGCAACAACCGAGGACCAACTCCGTCAGCTCATGCCGGCTTTCGAGCAAATGACCCAGTCTCCACACGCCTGGCTGATGCTCACAAAATGGCCGACGCGGATGGCTGATTTCGTCGCCAAGTGGACGCGTGAGTTCGATTCGCTCTGGCCGTCGAATGTGTGGCTGGGGATCTCGGCAACGTGCCAGGCGACGTTTGACGCTCGTGTGCATGCTCTCGTGCATCGGCTGGCGGCCGACATCAACACACGGCCGGCAGTGCTCTTCGCGTCGCTCGAGCCGCTTATCGAGCCGATCAAGGTGCATCACAACTTCGACGGCGACAAGACCAGGAACTGGCTTGCTCCCGGTGGCCTGGACTGGGTGATTGTGGGCGGGGCAAGCGGCCAGCAGGCTCCGCCTTGCGACATCAAGGCGGTCTTTCGGATCACCGAGCAGTGCCAGGCCGGCGATACGCCGTGCTTTGTCAAGCAGCTCGGCACCAAGGCGTATGACAGCGACTTCTCCGACGCACCGGACGGTCCGCTGGCCACTTGGATCAGGGACTACAGCAAGGACCCCAAGCAAGGTGCCTGGCGTTGGTGGCCGAGTTGGCTACGTGTGAGACAGGTTCCAGAGATCGAGGAAACGAAATGAGTGAGCCGGCAACATGCCGAAACTGCGGACACGGCTTGCATCCGGTGATGCCGTGCGAGGGTCGCAACTTCATCAAGCGGCCGTGCTCGTGCCCCGGTACGCGTGGCTGGGTGTCGTTGAGCTACGCCGGAATGAACAAGGCCGGCGTAACGATCAATGAGGCGTACGTCGCCAAGACAATCCAGGAGTGGATGGACAAGCAGGGATGAGCTATCCAGGCGGAAAAGACGGCGCCGGCGTGTGGCAGAAGATCATCAGCCACATTCCACGCCACCGTGTGCTGGTCGAACTGTTCGGCGGCTCGGCCGCCGTGACACGGCACATTCTGCCCGCAGAGCGAAATATCGTGGTGGAGGTCGACGCGGCCGTTATCGCCGGCGAAGGCGATAAGATCCGGCGCGCATGCCCGACGGTCGAACTGATCAACGAACACGCGTTCCGGTTCGTTGAGACGGCACCGATCGAAGACGATTGGTGTGCGTACTTCGATCCGCCGTACCACCCGAGCACGCTCAAGAGCCGCGAAAGGTACGAACACGTGCTGACAGCCGAGGAGCATGATGTGATGCTTGGCCTGGCTGTCAAACTGCCGTGTGCGGTCTTGATCTCCGGATACCGGTGCGAATCGTATGACCGGATGCTCTCCGACTGGTACCGCCTCGACTACATCTGCGGTACCCGTGGCGGACCGGCCGTCGAATCGCTGTGGTCGAACCGAGGCGTGCCGGAATGGCCTCACGATGGCCGTTTCGTTGGCGAGGACTTCCGGGAGCGGGAAACACGATCGCGGCGCCGTGAGACTATCCAGCGTCGAGCCGCGGCCGTCGATCCGGCCGAGCTGCTGACGATGGCGGAAGACATCGCCTGCAGTATCGCCGATCGTGGCGGGGAAGTACTCCTGGAGGAAGTGCTCACTGGGATCCGGAATCGCAGGCAATGGCGAGCCAAGCAGCTTGGAAGAGTCAACGAGCGATGACGCGTGCGTTAGTAGGGCGATCAGGAATTGAGGCAAGCAGGAACTTACCGAACCGATGGAGCGACGAACGATGATCTGCAACGAGAGATACACCGATGAAAAAGCGACTGCGCAAAAAGATGACCGCTACCCAGTTCTATCACCAGTACGTTAAACCGACATGCAGGGTAGCTATGGATCTGTCCCCAAAAACAATCGACCTCGATGAGATCGCCCTGAAATACTGGCGGAGGTTCACGGGGGATCCGCCCCTGAAGAAGATCACCCGGAAAACGGTACTGAAGTTCGCCATGGGACTGAAGACGCTTCCCGGCCGCGATGGCAACATGGCTCCCAGCACACAACAGACGCGAATCGTACACATGCAAACGATTCTCCATCTCGCCGGACCACAGACCCCAGATCACGATATGGCTGTTGGGTTGTTCAAGCGACCGCTTCCGAGGATTCCGCGGCCCAAGGTTGTCCAGGGCGATCCGAAGATGCTCCCCATGCGGCAAATCGAAGCCTGGCTCCGAGCTTGTGATTACGCAGGGAGTCCGAGGCTGCCGAACATCCATCCACCAACGTGGTGGAGAGCACTGATTCTCTACACATACAACACCGGAATGAGAATCGACACGATCATGAAGTCTGAGTGGGCATGGCTTGACGACGAGGGGTGGTTGAGCGTGCCAGCGTGGGCCTACAAGGGCGGCAGGATGTTCCGACGCTTCTACGTGAACTCCTTCGCAAGAGAGGCTATCGAAGTGCTCAGGGACTCCGGGTACGACAGGATCGTTCCTTGGCCCAACTACCCGGAGTCAGATCGGTGGCTTCAGGACCGGAGAGCGTGGCTCTGGAAGAAGGCAGGAATCACAGACCAGAAGGGCAACGGCTTCCACGGCCTCCGCCGTACGTTGCTGAATGAAGTGGCGAAGGAAGACATCGAGGTTGCACGCGTAGTTGCTGGACACACCCGTGGCGACGTCCTCATGGAGCACTACGTCAACCGAGACGAATTGATAAGCCAAGCTCTGGACGGAGTACGCCAGCCGTTCGACGCCGAACAGGAAACAGAACATCGGAAGGCAGCATGACGCCGTGTTCAAAGAGGACTCCGCACTAGCGAACACACCAATTTAACGGAAAGTCGTGAACAACTCGGCGGGGTCGCGGAAGATGGTTCCCCAGGCGGTCATGTTGGCCGTCAAACGCCGGTTCGATTCCGGCACCCGCCGCTACGTCTCAAAAGAACTCGGCGCTGGAGGATGACATGCAGACCATAGCGGAAGTCGAAGCGCAGGCCGAGAAGTATTCCTGGCGATCCTACAGCCGAAAGCACTTAGTCAACCGACTGATCGGCAGAGTGCGAACGCTGCAACGGTGGCTGAAGGAAGCAGAGGAATCACGAGATGAATGGAAGAGGCGACAAGAGAGCACGGAAGCAATGCTCATTAAGCACATCCAAAAGCACGGTCCCTGCTGAGGACTGAGTATACTACGCACTTACTAATGAGGGGGTAAGCAATGGGAAAGAGGGTCGAAGTGAAAATGGCGAAAGCGACCGAGGAGGATTTTCAGAGCGTTATCGACTTCCTGAACATGCTCGACGAGATCATGGAGTACGGCACGTATACGCCACCGAACGAGGACGAGGAAGAGGTTAGCGAGGAGATCGACGACGCGGAAACTCTCGAATGGCGACCTGACGTTCTGGCGTGGCTTGAATCGCAAGAGCAGAGCGCCGGAACGGCCAAGGGTTCGTAGAGTTCTAGGGGCCGTCCTCGACGGAATCGGCGATGAGGACCACAGAATACGCGACGAGCCACGTCACGGAAAAAGCGACACTCACCCCGTCGTTCCTGTGGCGTGGCCGTCGTGATTCGTGTAGTATGTTCCCGGTGAGTGTCGCATAAGGGAAGGTTGCGACGCTCCGTCTTCGTGCTGAGCTCTTCCAGCACACGGCAAGCGCTCGCTTGTGTCTGTGTCACGGATCCAAGACCAATGACGCCGGCTGAACCAAATCCACGGCCCGGGGATGCGATCGGCTTCTCTGGTACCGATTTCGTTTCCGACGCGATCAACCTGGGTACGCTCGGTTGGCCTCGCTGGGGAATCTCTCACATTGCCATCGTGACCGAACATCCAGAGCACGGAATATGCCTGGCCGAATCGACCACGATGGCAAGCCAGCCGTGCCTGATTCGCGGTGAACGTGTCAACGGCGCGCAGTTCCAGCCGATCAAAAGGCGTGTGAATGAGTATGCCGGCCGGGTGTGGCATTATCCGCTACGAGTGCCTATTGGGCCGCCAATGACTCGGGAACTGAACATTGCCCTGGTTGATTTGGTCGAGAACGAGTGTGGCTACGACTATCTCGGGGCAGTTCGTTCACGATCGATGATCTATGCCATGATCCGACGGTGGAAGTACGGCCGTGAGGATCTGGAGACGCTCTTCTGTTCGGAGCTTGTCGCGCTGGCCTGGTCGCGATTCGACCTTTTCGAAACCACCAACGTGTCAGGCTGGAACCCGAACGCGCTCATTCGAGCTGCCCGGAAACAGAACATCATTGTGCCACCGTATCGGTGGAAGTGAGGCACGCATGAGACAATCGGCTGGCGGATGCTCAAAGGGATCGAGCATGGGGGGCATGGATGCCGCCGCCGGCCGTGTTTGCGCGCTGTTCGTTATCTTCGCTTTGTGGCCCTCTTCGGTCTTCGGCGGAAACGTCTATCTAATCGAGTACTCCGCCTCGTGGTGCAAGCCGTGTCAACGGATGAAGCCGATCGTCGACAGGCTCAAGGGCGAAGGGTATCCGATCGAAACACGGGATTTCGACAAAGATCGAATTCGAGCGAAATGGCTCGGTGTTACCGCGATTCCGGCCTTCGTTGTGTTCAGTAACGGCCAACGCCGTCTCACCGTTGAAGGAGAACTGTCGGAGACGGATCTTCGAGGTCTGTTTGTCGGGCGTGCTTGCGATCCGGCGATACCTGATCCAGCGGATTCCGTGCCACTTCTGCCAGGGCCTGACGACGAGGAAGAGGAGCCCGTGCCCGTTCGTGATCTGCCGCCAGCTCCACAGCCGCAAGCGTTGCCGTCAGATCACGGTCCGTATGACCGGAAACCGCAACCGTTGCGTCTGGAAGCCATTTCCGATCTTTTCATTCTCAGCATTCCACCGGAGGCCCAATCCGGTGCGTCATCCACACGCAACGCCCCTCCTGATTCGCAGAAACCTTCGATGCCGCCTGCAGGGGACGGTACGCAGCCGGAACGGACGCCGGATCGATCCGCAACCGGAACGTCTTCGGCAAACAGTGGCGTTGAATCTGATCCACAGAACGGGCCGGGGCCCGCGTCGCAGAAATCCGCGGCAGCGGCCGGGTCGCGATCGCAGACGCCAGGCTACTCTTCCGCCGACACCGCTTCCAAGCAAGAGGACACCGTCAATGAAGAAGCCGCTTCGTCCTCAGCACGTGTGCCTGATAGTGGTTTCAGTTGGCGGGGTCTATTCGACTTCCTTGCCCCAATGGTCGGCAAGGCTGTGCTTTTCGGGCTTGGCGTTACACTCCCGCCGGCCGGAGGCATTTGGGCGTATTTCAAAGTGGCGAAGGCCGTCGCTTCGGTTGTGCGCTGGTTTCGTTGTCGACGACAGACGGCACCTGTGGAGCCGGAGAGGCAGCAGACAGCCGCGGCAACGGAAGAAGCGGTATCGACAACGCCCACCTCCAGGCTGCCACACTTGCACTCGGACTACTCCAACATCTGGGCCGAGACTTTCGAGGCGTCGGGTGGTAATTCGCAGCACGAGGCTATCAAGCTGGACCTGTACATTGCGGCCGTCGAACTGCTGCGGAAAGGTGAGATCTTTCCACAGGCCAACGGCAAGGCGATTGCTGACGCTCTCGATGATTGGGTAATGAAACGGTTCCTTGATCGCATCCCCAAGGCGCTGCCCAAGTCGACGGATGAGAACATCCTCCACAAGTCGCTCATGGGATTTCTCTATCGAGAGGCCGTCGACAGGTTGCGGATGGGACACATTCAAATGCTTGGGCACCGCGAGACGGCCGATGCCATCGACCGCTGGGTCCGCAAAGAGTTTTATCGCAAAATCGTCAAACCAACCAAACCAGAAGAAGAGTAGGAGCGTGACATGCAAAACACATTTACCGGTGCCGTTCTTCAGTTCCCGAACCGCGGGATCCACTTTCTGATTTCCGAGACGATGACCTTCCGCAAGCAGCTTACGCCGCGGAAGGAATTCACCAGCCAGAGCGGCTGGAACGATGCCTTCAACGATTACCTCAAGCGTCAACTGGAAGCGTTGTGCGTGACCGTCAAACGCATTACGTACGCGGTGTCGTCCAGCGACGCGGAAGCTGTGCGAAAGAAGCGACTCGAAGATGCCAAGAACACGGAAACGGGGCTGGTAGAGTCCTTTGACGGTAAGTCGATCAATTCGGACGAAGCCGTCATGCCAGCGATGACGCGAGACGGGGAATTGACGTACGACTGGACCGGTGCGGATCCGGATTTCCCTCAGCCGACCGTTGGCTTGGTCCCGAATGATCACGCTCGATCGATCATTGCCGGTCTGGACAATTTCGTGGTCACCGCCACGAATCTCGACAGTCGCACTCAGCCGTCGACGATCAACAAGACCGAGGCCGTACAGTTGCTTCACCTGCTGAACGAGCTGCATTCGATCTGCATGCTCAAAGGCGGCGAAGCGAACCGCGCCGAGATTCCGACGGGCCTGATGCCGAGCCAGCGTAGCGAGACGTTCAACGCGGACGGACAATATGATCCGAACGACGAGGAGAAGAAGTAAGCGGTAGAGTTAAGGTCCACAGTAACACGGAGGCAGCCGGCCGTGAGGCGCGACTCCACCGCGTGGCGCTCGCACGGAAGTGAGTGACATGCGGCGGACCGCGGCCGGTTAAGTGAAGGTCAATTGAGATGGTCAGAGAACTTCTGGTAAGGCTGAAGAGCAAGACGATCGCCGCCGTGCTGGTCACGAGCATGTCCGTTGCCGGCGTTGTGCTTGGTGCCGTATGGCACGTGAGCGAAGATCGTGCGGGCATCGACCACAGCCTTGAAGCACACGACACGAGATTGACCGATCTGGAGGACGAACGTCTGCCGGAAGTAGAGCAAACGGTCAGCTCACAAGACGAGCGGATTCGCCAGGTTGAAGCTGCCATAACACGGATCGATTCGAACGTGGCCTGGTTGAGAGAAGACGCCGAACGGCAAGCATCAAGCCATGGTGACCGATGAGACCGTGTGCGACGCCAGGTTGCACGGCGTTGGTCAAACGCGGGAAGTGCGAACGGTGCAAGAAGAAATCTCGAAAGGCACCGACAGGTCAGAGGGCACCATGGTATGAGCGAGCGAGGCGATGGTACAACTCGGCACGCTGGCGGTACGACTGGCAGCCGCGATTGCTCCGAGAGCAGCCGCTGTGTGTGCTCTGCAAGAGCCAAGGCAAGATCACGCCCTCCGAAGTCGCAGACCACAAGCAGCCGCACAGAGGCGTCTACGAGCTGTTCTGGAACTGGGAGAACCTGCAAGGTGCCTGCATTCCGTGCCACAACGCGAAAAGTCGGTCGGAGATGGACCACGGGGGGTAGGGGGGTCGAATTCTCCCAGCCCTCCGCCGTACGAC